CCGCTTTGGTCTTTCCACGTTACCACGGTACACGTTGTTCCCGTGCAGAACGTCGTAATCGCGCTCTCGTCGATGTTGCCTGAACCGTCGAAGCCTATCGTTGTAGTCGTCGAATCCGATGCCCTGCGAATGACCATACAATCCGTAGCCGCGTTTCGAAGTTGCCGCGTTGAGTACGCCGCTTCCGCGCCGCTGCCGTAAGATTGGTCAAGCAAGTACGCCGTTTGGCTCACCTCCTCCCACGTCATTTTGAGGCTAATCGGAACCGTCCCCCCCGTGCGTTCCTTCAGGTAAGCAAGCAAAGCCGCCTTCGCGTTGTTGAATGTCGTATTGTCGGCTATGGCTGTAAACTGCGTCCATGTCCCTGTGTCGGGATCGGCGAAGCCCGCTTCCGAATAGTAGAGCTTTCTTCGGATGTCGTAACCAGCGGCGGGGGTATCGCTCGAAGCACTCTCTGCGAGTCCGTCCCCGTCGGCTTGTGCGGAATAATAGAGTTCCGTGGTCGCTGTCGCTCCTGCTCGTAGCGTCTCCGATTCCGATTGGTATCGGTTGTGATATTGAACATCTATCGAAATATCCGCCCATTCGACGTCGTAATCCGTTCCGCTCGTTTTTACGAGGGCTTGCCCCGTCGTGCCTCCTGCAATGAGAGAGACCTTCGCGTTATTGTTGAGGATGTCGGCTGCTTGTTGAGCCGTGATTCCAACCTTTGCCGTATTCGCGGCTACGTCGGTATTCGCACTTACCCGGGCTTCTGTATAGTAGAGATTTACCGTCCCTTCTGGAAGTGCGTCGGTCGTACTTGGAGGCGGTGAGGGCGTGGGTAAATTGGTATTGTACCAACCAAACGTGGAGGAGTATTGAAGTACGTTTCCCGTTTGTGGAGTCGTAACCGTTACCCCGTCCAAAGTGTTGAGGTCAATGGTTGAGGGTTGCCAAAATCCCCCCGTATATTTCAAGAGATGCCCCTCGACTGGTGTTCCCTTCGTATCGGAAAGAGCGGATAAATCGAGGTCTTGGTTCTTCCATCCTGCGGGCGAACCGGGAAGGGAGAACGCTTGATATCTTAGGATCTGGTTATTCTCGAGCGTAACGAGATAAACGTCCGTCAATTCATCGAGGGATTCCGCCCCGGCTGTATCCAAACTTACAACCCCGTCCCCTTCATCGGTAAGCGTGCCGTTGGTTACCTTAATCGTTCGCACGGAAAGAACGTCGGTCGCCCCGTTTTGGGTAACCATACGAAGGATACCTCTTCGGGCGTAGCTGATTTCGTCGCCGCCTTCAGGCGTTACCCCATCAATTGGAGCGTTACAAGCATCCCACTCGTAAGAGATCGCGACGGACAAATCTAACAGCACGCCCGAGAGTACGTTCTTCGTCTCTTCTTCGAGAGGTGTAGTCGTGGCGTTTACGACCTCGTAATCTTGTGCAAAGAGGAAGATGTTCCCTCCGTTCTTAATGTCGGCGATAATATCCTCCGCGCATTGTTCAGCGTCCGAAACGACTTCCTTTTGACGAATGACTTTCCCGTCTTTATCGGCGGGAGCATCGAGGATATATACCTCGAGGTTGTAGGTCTTCGTCCCGGCGTCGTATGTCGCCCCCGTATATACGAGGTGCATAAGCGGAAACGAGGTGAATTTCGAGAGGTCTACATCATCGGGAGAACCGAAGGAAAAGGTCTTAATGAAGAAGTGATTCTCCGCGAAAATCTCGAAGCGTTCTACTATGTTATTGAACGTGATCATGTGCGAGTTTATCTTTTAAATACGCGAGGTGTTGAAATACGACTTGAACGGGGAGCGAAGTAACCGAGTCCATCTTGAGGAGGTCTTCGCCTGCGAGGGCGTAGAGGACGTGATACCATCCCCATTTTTCGCCGACCGGATCGCTTCCGCCGCTACCTCCAGTAAAGAGGACTTCATATCGTGTAACAGTTTGTTTCTGGTAGTCCAAAAAAAAAGCAGCGTACCCGATACGAGGTCAGCGGGCATCTCTTCAAAGATAGAAGCGTCTTCTTTGGCGGTGTACTTCTTGATTTCGTACTTGTCTCCGATTTCGTACGTTACTTCTCGAAAGAGTACGCTCATAACCTTGTGGGCGTTCTTCCAGAAATCTTCGAGGTACGTTTCGAGGTCGATCCATTCACCCGCGGTGAAGGCGTCCCAATCGGGAATGAAGCCGAATCGTTTTCCGTCCATCTGAACGACTTTCTCAAAGCGTGCCGTCTCTTGGTTCATTAAACCGTTTAGATGCTCTGTAGCGGCTTCTATGAGCTTCTGAGGCAGCGTGCGCAATTGGTCAACGCTTTTCCCTGTGCAAACGGAAATCCGTTCGAGTGGGTTTTCGCTGGTCATAATAACCTGAAGCTCTGCGAGCGTGAGGTCTGACCATTTATGCGGGAGGCGTAGTTCCATTGTCTTATTAACTAAAGTTCGTGGGTTTCCTTACAAAAGCGGTTTGCGTGAATCGTGCGTGGATTTTGCGTGTTTACGGGTCGCCCGAAAGTTAGGGCAAAAAAAAAGCCCCTCGCGGGGCTGCTGATGTTGCTTCTTGCTTATGGCTGAACTTGCAATGTCTTAACCGTAAATCGAAGAGGCTCACCATAAAAACCGATCCCGCGCGTTTGCTTACCAATTTTTACTTCATATCCTGATTCGTTTTTTGTAACTCGGTATGAAGTGCGACCAATTTTGCAATCTTGTCCGACGTAACCACCTTCAATGATGCGCTTGATGCTCTTCTTTTCGTTTGCTGTGATGTCGTGTGAGTAGGTCATTTGTTCCGTTTGTTTCGTTTGATGTCTCAAAGATAAGAAACTTTTTTTCTTTTCTCCAAATTTATTTGAACTTTTTTTTACCCGATAGCGTATGAACCAAAGTTCGGGTTCGTTTGGTTGAAGGTAATCGCGTAGCGCATCGCGTCGATAGCGTGGTTAAACTCGTCGACGGGTTCATTCAACTGTTTGCCGTTCTTATCCTCCTTCCATTTGTAGTTGCGGAGTTCTTTGATAAGGTTCACGCTCCGAGACGTGACAAGAAGCGGTCTCGAGTGGAGGAATTGGATTCCATTCTTAACCGAATCTCTTCCCTTTCTTGCTCCGTGAGTATTGAATCCGTGGCCGTGTATCTCGTCGATGCTCTTGGGCTCAGCGCTGTCACAGATGATAACATCCGATCTATGGACTCCAGAATCTCGGAGGACTTTTGATATATCGCTATTAGTGAGGCGCGATGCGTAGCATATTTCATCGACGGCGAATCCGTGGCCGTCGGTGTAGGTTCGGACGATGGCCGTCGGGTCGTTGGTGTATCCGAAATCAATTCCATAGTGAAGGGGTTTAAATTCGTTCGGTATTTGGTCTACTTCTTTCCAATGCGTGAAGATAGTCGCCCGGGATGCTCCTCTCTCTCCGAGGCCGTACACCCTCCAGAAGTTTTCGTCCGCTTCTCGGAATCGCTCAATTTCCACGAGAACACTCTGCGGTAAGAAGGGGTTGTCCTTGTACGTCGTTTGGAAGAAGTCCGCGTCTTCTCTTGGGATAACTTCGTCATAGATCCAGTGGAATTCGTCTGAAGGGTTGTAGTCGATTATGGTTCTCCCGGTCGTTCTGAGGAGGAGTTGCCGCCAATCTTCGAGGCTTATTTCGTTGGCTTCATTGACGAAGAGAACGTCCCGCTTCCTTCCCCGTACCTTTTGCGGCTGGTCGATGGAAATAAATTCGACGAGGTTTCCGTCGAGGTGGTAAGTAGCGTCCGACTTGTTATGGAGGTCGGGGTTATAAATCTCTTCCCGGTTGAGTATCTCAAAGAAGTCCCGCATCGCAGTCGCTCGAAGGGCAGGGAACGTCTTCCTGCATATGGTAATTACGAGGCCGGTATTCTTGTAACAAAGCTCGATTAAAGCCGTGAGGATGGAGTACGTTTTCCCTGATCGCGTTCCGCCTTGGTGGACTTGAATCTTCGCCTTTGAATTCCTGACGTGGTAATATGTGGCGGGGAGTTTCACCGGGTACAAGGTATAAAAAAAGCCCCTTTCGGGGCTTCTGTTGGTTTAGAAGGCTGCAACCAATCGAGTCTTAGAAAATCGGCGATTGTACTCTCGTCCGCTTTTGTCTGCAATCTCAGTAACCCAAACCGACTTTGAAGTTTCTTTTGTGATTTCTTTTACTGTTGAGGTCTCGCCGAAGTTCCATACCATCTGCATTCCTTTCTTGAGTTCGCCGGCGGGGATTGCGTTAACTCGTCCGATGTGCTGGAGTTGGATTGTGTTGTTCATGGCTGTTTGTTTTTCCGTTTGTTTGATGTCTCAAAGATACAGCTATTTTTCCATTCTCCAAAAAAAAATTCACTTTTCTGCAAATTATTTTTCATCTAACCATGAAAGCGGCTTCTTCTCTTGGACTTCAATCTCTTGCCGTTCGATATATCCGCGTTTCTTGCCTCGGGTCTTGAGCATGAAAATGGTTGCTGCCGGGTTGCCTTCCTTCACGAGTTTATAGAGGTGGGATTCTGCGAAGTCGAGCACGCTTTCTTCAATCGCGTGAACGGCTTTCTTGTATTCGGGATCATCCTTCAGCCATTGATAGTGAGTCGTCCTGCCTATTCCCGCCATCTTGCAAGCGGTGGAAACGATGCCCAACGACTTCTCAAGGGCTTCGAGCATAGCCTCTTTTTTGGTGTTCGGTGTGTTCACTTTTAAGGCTTCCATATCTCCGCCTTTTTACCTGTGAAGTCCTCCCATCGTTTAACGATTACATCGCAGTATTTCGGATCGAGTTCCATCCCGTAGCATTTGCGCCCTGTTTTCTCCGCTGCTATAAGGGTGGTTCCCGAACCTAAGAATACGTCTAAAATTGTACTATAAGAATGACCCTCTATAAAATGAGTAACCAGAGCAACATTTTTTGGGCAAGTGTGCTTCCCCTTCATGTCATTACCGATACCGTTGTTTATGTCAATCCAATCAACTTTGTAAGGTTTATCGGGTTTTCCGTATATAAAAACGGGCTCTACCTTTCTCAAATAGCTGGCTCGCCCTCCCGTTGTTTTGTTTGCGGCATACCAATAAAAAATATCATAAGGCTCCATCTGTTCCCAAAATAAGTTGTATTTCCACCCTGTAGTGATTACTATAAAATCCGAAAACTTCCGCAAATTATTGAACCATTTTCGGCAAAATTCTAAATACTCCTCTCCTTGTTGGTCTATGTGGCTATTATAATTAAATCCAATGCCGTAGGGAGGGTCAGTAAATACCATATCCGCCTTCTCTCCGTTCATTAGCTTCTCCACATCTTCCGCCTTCGTAGAGTCCCCACAAAGCAAACGATGCTCCCCCAAGATATAGAGGTCTCCGAGTTTCGTCTTCGGTTCTTCCGGGACTTCGGGCACTTCGTCGGGATCGGTGAATCCTTCGGTCGGTTCTTCGTCTGGTTGCCAAACGTCAAGCCCCCATTCTTCGAGTTCTGCCGCGTCCCATTCGTTAGCGAGTATGTCCCAATCCCATTCCCCATAACCGACGTTGTCCTTAATGATGAACGCCTTCGCTTTGCTCTCTTCCCACGAAGCAACGTAGACGGGTGCTTCGATAAGTCCTGCGGCTTTGCACGCTTTATACCGCATATTTCCTCCAATGATTATCCCCTCCGGGTTGACTACGATCGGACGCGCTTCGAGCATCTCGGGGAATTCCTGAATACTTCGAACGAGTTTCTGGAAGTTCTCGTCTTTAATTAATCGAGGGTTCTTCGGGTTCTCCCGGATCTCCGAGAGCTTCATGAGCTTGGACGATGACGGCTTCAAGGGTGTGGAGGAATTCTGCATTATTAACGGCTAACGTGAGGAGGAGGGTTGCGGGGTCTTCTCCGATGTGTAATCGGATAACTTGACTATTTTCCGTGATGAGGAGATAGTTCTTCGCATGGAGGAGGGCTTTTCGTGCGGATCTCATGGATGAAAGATACGACCTTCAACATCTCGTGCAATGGTTTCGAGCCATTCCCGGTCGTACCATGTCATATTGTGCTCTCTTCGGTGGAGGACTTTCATACCGGAATAGGATACTTCTTCGAACTTCTCGGTCTTCGGTTGCTTCATATACTCCCGGATGTTCTTTGCGATTTCTTCGCGCTCTTCGTTTGTGTAGCTCATTTGATTTCGGTTTCTTCTTTCCAAATATTCGAACAAACGGCGATACGTTGCTCGGGGTCTTCGAAATCTCTTTTCACAATTACGTTGTTGATACAACGGTGCATGAATTGGTAGCGGTTTTCGTTTTTTTCAGGCTTTGGGAGTGGCATCGTTCAATAAGATTTTCAGTTCGTTAAACATTCGGCGATTGCACGAGGAGCATTGAGAAGGGCGGGTATTCGTTCCCGTCGCTTTCGAATACAGTCGG